TCCTTGAGGGCCTCGAGGACCTTCTGGACCTTCTGGACCCATCATTCCACGGGGACCAGTTTCTCCACGATCTCCCTTGTCTCCTTTTTCTCCCTTTACAGACTTAGAAACAACAGGAAGTGGTTGCTCTACGAGAACTGGTTTGCTTTTCTCTACTTTGACTACAGGTGGTTCAAAAAACTCCATCAAAGCATCAATAATACTTTCATTCTTGTCAATACCACCAGTTATACAAATAACTCTCAGATTTTGTTCATCAAAGAAATAATACTCACCAACACCACGGAGTTTTATTTTATATTGTGGATATTCTCTGGAGAGTTCTTCTGTGCAGTATGCCAGAACCGTATTCTCTTTAAGATCACCAATAGACGCAGTGGTCTTGAACATATGTCCAAAACGCGCCAAACCCAATCTCAAAGGAATATCGGATACTTTCTTCATCTTATTATTTATGAAACAAGTTGCTCCCACGAAACGGGGAAAAGGGGTTGAATTATGCTTCCAATCGCTTCAGCGTAGCAACGAACCTCCCATTGCGCGTGAGCGTCTATACGCTGCTTATAGACGCGGGCAAACGCTGATAGAGATCCTGTCCACCACCACTCTGTGTAGGTTGCCTGTGGTAGAATACCTCTTGCTTGCTCTGGTGCTACACCTAGGCCAAGAAGGTGATTGTATACTCTTACGCACTCATTGGCTGCTTGAACAAAACCGTTATTTGAAATAATCTGCTCATCCGTGATGAACTCAGAACTACCCTGTTTTGCACCATTTGTTGGCGCACCTCTCCAGATTGGCGTATAGAACTGTGGTTCCTCTACGACATATCGGCGAGAAACTTCGTTCTCGACCATGCCAATTTTGTGTTTGAAAAGTTGAGTACGAATAAAGATCGGTGCTTTGATACGAAGGGTGATCTGTGGATGTGCGAACGGTGTCCAGTGATTGTGTTTTGCCAAGTAACGAATCAACTTGGTGTCTTTTTCGGAAAGAACAGGTCCGTTTAAAGACATATCTTCCCAATCGCTTTCCTTATTAAAGGAAACTCTTGCCGCATTTGCTACGGTAAGATCGCTTCCCATATGCTCGACATACTGAACATGACCATGATCCAATACCTTTATACTTTCTTCCATACCGACAATCTCAATTCTGCGCTCAATCCGCTATAGATGTTTTTGTTAATCGTCTCAAGAACCTCTCTACGAGACATACCAGATCTGACCATATCGTTGACATCCTTCTGTGTTATGTTGTCAGGCCAGATGCATACTCTATAATCAATCTTGATCAATTTGTCATATTGCTTGATCACTTCTCTGTTTCTTGGTTCGTTGTCTAGAACAAATACTGGGTTCTTGACTGAAGGATCCAGTTCGTGATTCATACCCAAGATGGCAACAGCATTAGGTAGGAACATAGAATCAATAGGTCCTTCTGTCACATAAACCGTAGAGTTTAGATCTACGCGATCCATTCCATACGAAAGATATTCCTGATTCTCATCGAACTTTATCGTGATGTATTTTACCTCGCTAGGATAGATTGCTCTACCCTGAAATCCTATGAGTTTCTTGTCAACATCACGAAGAGGAATGATCAATCTTGGTTCTTGACCAACTTGCTTGTCTGGAATGTACCTGTGAACAAACTCAGCAAAGTTCTCGGCATAGAAAAGATCCGAGTGAAAATCCATCGGAATCTTTCTTGAAACCACATACTCTTTGCATTCGTGGTCATCGGACAGTTCCACCATCGAAGGTAGATCAATTCTCTTTCCATCAAATGAAGGTTGCTCAAATTTGAATTGAGGCTTTGTATAATTTGAATGTCCATTCTCTCCACCCTTCCATCGTTCCAAGGCATATTCTCTGCACAGAGCAGGAGAAACTTCCTCAAGAAATTTATACAGCGTTGTACTTATACCACAATTGTGGCAGCGATAGAAGAGATTGTTTCCTTTCTGATAGAAATATCCTCTGGCTCTGTTCTTGTTTTTCTGTGAATCTCCACAGATAGGGCAACGACAGTTTGCAAGATTGTCCTTCTTCCAAGCGAACTTGTCGAGGGAAGAAGAAACCATGCTGAGATATTTCTTATCGGTGATTATTGACATATCGGTGTGCTTCTGGGAATGCTCTGTTTGCCCATTCTTCCCACTCTGGAAGATCTTCGTCTCTCACAAAAGGCAAAGAAGCCATTCTTTCATCAAAACTACGAGTGTCTGTGTCCTTGATCCACTGCATTTGCTTGTATTCTCCATTAAATATTCCAGTCATTTACATTACCTTTCTTCTTGAATTTTGCAATAATCTTTTCGCCGTGACCAGAGGAACCTACATCGTCCTCTTCACCAGTACCAATCAAATCATCCTGTTCGGACGGATCTACATTATACAGTTTCATCTTCGCTCTGTTAATACCAACCACGAACTTTCTGTTCTTTGTCAATTCGTTGTATCGGTTCTTCAGTTGCTTGACCATAATCTGATTCTTCTGATCGAGTTCCTCTGTACCGATCAGTGCAAACATCAAATCGGCAGTGGCAGGAAGTCCGAACGATTCGGATGTGTTCTCAAGACCAATATCGGTATTGTTGTGTCCTGAACGATTCACCTGCGTTGCTGTGAACACGGGCACATTTCGTTCGATGGCAAGACCACGAAGTTCTTCTGCAATCGCTTTCACTACGCTATAAGAACTCATCGTTGCAGATGCCTTTACTCTGGCAGAAGAACAGATATTCAGATAGTCGATGTCAGGTGTAAACTTCTTCTTGAGAAGCAACTCGTCAAGCAGATGTCGGAAGTGATTTACATGGGCGGTTGCCGTTGGGTATTCCTTGATAATCAACTTACCAGTAATACCCTTGGTTGCGTTGTAGATCTTCTTACCGTACATTGGCTTGGTAAGTTGCTTCATATCGTCAAGAGTGATGTCCATAATGTTGGCATCAATACGCTCGGCAATACGCTCTTCTGACATTTCGCAAGTGATGTACAGAACATTCTTGTTCTGAACAAGACAATTTGCAGCATGATGACATAGAAACAGCGACTTACCTACACCAGTACCAGCAATCACTACATTAAGTGTCTTTTGTGGTACTCCACCGTTCGTAATTGAGTTAAAAAATTCGATGTCAAACGGAATTTTCTGTTCAACTTTGTGGTAGAAGTCGTACCGCTTTTCCGCGTCCTTGATGAAATCGTGTCCGATATTCGTGTCAAAGGATACGGATAGTGCTTCAGATAGAATGGACGGGAGAGCGGTAGGAGTACGGGTCTTCGACTTACCTTCGATGATCTGAATGGATTCCAAAATAGCATTGTAAAGAGCGCGGTCTTTACAGAACTTTTCAGTTTCATCCACGAGCCAGTCTTCGTCTTCGGTTGTTTCCGAGAGATCTTGTACCAAGGTAGACGCCTTCTCGTAGTCCGTCTGGGTAAGGTCCTTGTCATTCTGCAAGGAGATGACCAGTGCGTCCTTATTAGGCAATCTGTTATAGTTATTGATGAAGTCATAGATCTTCCTAAAAACTTTTCTTTCACTGTTTTCCGCGAAATAATCTTCCTTAACGAATGGCAGTACGCGGCGAGAATACCCTTCGTTGTATATGAGGTTCTGAAGGATTACCTTCTGAATATTTGTACTCATTATTCCTCATCTGTCAAATTTTCCAACTGTTTAGTGAACTCCTCATCGGAGACGATAATATTGCTATTTGTGATCGAATACTTCTCACGAACAAATTGCGAGAAAGATGGATCGGTCAAAATTGGCAACCAGAATTCCTTGGTGTCTGTTTCCTTCTCTCGGTACTTCTTTTCTTCACCCTTTCTTGCATACCATCCATTCGATGGCTTCACGACATGACCAGACTCAAGAGCAATATCAAGAAGACCGCTCCAACGACTAATACCTCCCTCGAAGGAAACGCTGATAGGAATCTTAGACTTTTCTTTAACATAACGAGACTTCTCCACATTGATAATAAAGTTGTAACCAGTAAGTTCGGTTCCGTCCTTCTCCTGCTGACGACCAAGAATGAAGATAGTATCGGCAGAATAGTACGATCCAGTACCACCACCAACGATATCCTTCGGATACATTCCAATCTCCTTGTAGGTATGATTGACCACTACCATAGGAATATCCTTGAGGGTAAGATGTGGTGTAATCATACGAAATAGAGACTTGATCTGCTTGGCACGCGACATATCGGCAACAGACTTGCCCTCCAAAGCATCTTCGACTTCCTTCTTGGAAGCCAGATTACCGATGGAGTCGATCACGATGATGAGTCTTTCTCCGCGATCAAGACTCTGTAGTTGCTGCATGATGTCGAACTTAAGTTCTTCCACATCCTTGATTGGCGTATGAAGAACTCTATCCATATCAATACCGAATGTTTCAAAATAACCTTGCGGAGTACCGAACTCCGAATCATAGAATAGCATAGCAGCATCCTTGTACTTGTCAAGGTAAGACTTAGCCATCAACAAAGAAAATGCAGTCTTAAAGTGCTTGCTAGGGCCGGCCCACATGGTGATGCCAGGAACAAACCCACCATCCAAACGACCAGACAGTGCGACATTAATCACAGGAACTGTGGTTTGAATCATATCCTTCTTGGTGAAGAACTTGGAAGAGGACAGTACTTCCGAGTCCTTGATTGTAGAATTTTTCTTAAGTTTGTCTAAAATGCCCATCACTTCGATCCTTTCATATTGTTTTTGACCGCTTCTATAACTTCTTTTATAGAATTCGCTTCAACAACATAATTTTCATATGTGTCGATATTTACATCTTTTCTCTTATTGATTTCTTTTATAGTAGACAGGAGTTCTGTTTGCTTTCTCTCAAGAACACCGAGAATAATAGCGTAATGTTCATATTTTAATTTATCCAAAGAGAGACTCCAGTGTGTTAGATTTCTCGTGATTCCAACCAATTACATTTGTGATAGTGGTCAGAGGTTCGAGAAAACTCTTCTCGAACTGCATATTATAGTCGATAAAACGCTCAAGATCAAGTTCCTTTGGGATGCTTCCTAGAAAAGAAACAACTCTGTCACCAATAGTATTAGGGACTTTAAGATACACAAACTTGATCTTCTCTCCATCTTTGATAAGAGGATATTTCTTCTGCAACTTCTTTTGCTTTATGGCATGATTGTACAGAAGAGAACCCTTGACATGGATAGGTGTAGACTTGCGATAGATTGTATTTGGGTCGGCATATTCCAACATTCCCCTGCAACTACGAGGAAATGCAATCTTCTCTGCTGGCAATTTATTGAACTGATCACGGAACTTTTCCACGAAAGAAATAAGATTATCCTCATCGGCATTCATAAGAATGTCGATTGCTTTCTTAAGTCCATCTCTCACTATTTGCGGAGTAGATGATCTCGTCGTTTCAATACCCATGATCTTAAGTTCTGGCTTATCAAGAAGAACATCGTCTTCGCCCATGAACACATTAAGCATATATCTCTTCTTGGCAGTCCATATTCCTTTGTTGGAAATAGACTCTCGCTTCATATTCATCTTCTGCTGATAAGCGTTCATCATCACCGCAAGTTCTTCATACTTCTTCTGAATGAACGGAGTAAGAGAAGACTTACAAGCCTTGTCCAAGAACTTGACAACTTTTTGATATTCTTCTGGCTGAACACCAGCAGGATAAATCTTGTCTACCAACTTGTCAAGACAGATGTAAACAGAATCTGTATCGCTGGCAATAATATAGTCTTGATCTGTTGTTTGGCAAGTCTTGTTGAGAAAATCATTAAGATGCTTCTCGATCCAACGAATAGACAACTGACCAGAGATAGTGATTGCTTCTGCAAGATCAAGGTCATAATATCTGAAATATTGATTTCCTACAGCACCGAAAGCAGAGTTGAGTTGAATCTTACGAACCAACTGGAAGTTATGATACTTGGAAATATCGTTGTTCAGTTGCTCGACTTCTTGCTTTGTAAGAGCATCTTTCTTTTCCTTCAGAGTTCTCTTGCATTCCAACATTAGTTTCTTATAGTGCTTGCGCTCTTCGTACATACTCTCCATCAGAGAAGCGAGGAACCCCTGCTTGTCCTTGCGAAAAGCAACACCGTTCGCTGCGATGGAAAGATCATCCGTCTTAGCAATAGAGAGATAGTCGTGAGGATCTACGAATGTCTTTGTGCTTTCACCATTCACCATACGAAGTATGGAGTCAGGAGATACGCTTCCGCGACTATAAGCAGGATTCTTGTGCTTTGTTTCGGGAGAGATGTTGTACTGCATTATGAGGTGCGGATACAGAGAATCCAAGTCGAATGACACAATCCATTTGTGCATTCCTGTCTGTGGATCCTTTACATAACCACCAGCAAACTGCTCTTCCTTTTCCTCGGCATTCTTCTGAGGAATGACGATGTTGCGATCAGAAAGATAGTGATAGATGATGGCATCCCAAGTGCGAACCTGAGAGAACACATCATTAAAGTTTACCTTGGCGTTGTACGCAAGAGCAATACCCAGTTCCAACAACCGAAGTTTCTTCTCCAACTTCACGACCAGTTCGACATCAATATAGTTGTACTCTAC